GTTCTGGCGAGATTTTTCCTGCTCGCGCAGGATGACCGCCAAGGCTTGGTTGGCATCGACAAGGGTGACGCTGGCGGAGATGTAAGCCCCGGCCTGCTCACCACTGGGAGGATCCGCAAACCAGCAGGCAAGACTGGTCACACTCACGCCATTGGCGCTGGCCGTCAGGTTGACCGTGGTGCCCACCGTGCCAGAGGACGCCGTATCGGCATCGGTGATGCGGGTGGTGCGCCAAGTGTTGTATTCATTAAGCAGCGATTGCCACTGGGCCGGGGTCAGCAGGCCATTGATCTGGAACGTGCGGGCAGTCAGGCCCGTGCGGGCTTCACCTTCGTACCCAAACGGCTGGACCGTCAGGAAGCTGCAAGTAAACGAGCCAATGGTGATGGTCATGCTGGGGAAAGGGCGGTGTTCACCACGTCGCCGTAGACCGTGGACTGACCAGAGGAATCAACGTTCACCTGCACGTTCCAAGCCTTACCGACAAGTGCCGTGATCTGGTCACGCAACGAGGTGTTGACGCCAACCAGTTCTTTGTTGATCGCGTTGACCTGATCTTGGGCCGAGTTGACGCCGGCAATGGCATCAGCTTCAGCATTCACGTCATTGATGAATTGCGTGATTTTTTGCAACCCATCCAGCGATGCAAAGCTTCCGGCTGTCGCTTGGCTAAAGATTTCTCGGATATTGCCAAACAAGGGCCGGCCAGTGCCCACACCTTGACTGCGGAGCAATTCAGCGCCGCGCTTCAGCGCTGCCTCTAGCTGAGGGCCAAGGCTGGTGATGGCTGCACGAGTTCGGATAAAGACCTCATCTGGCGCCAAAAAACGGTTGAGGCCCTGCGGGTTGGCTTGGGTTTCGCTCAGCTTGAGACGAGCATCTAAAAGCTGCCTAGAAGCACTAATGAAGCGATCAGCCGCATCTTTGCCAGCGCTTTTTAAAGCGGCAGAGCCTTCTATCAAAGCTGTTTTAACGTTATTGCTTGCGGCTTCAACTTTTGCTGCAGCATCAATTACTGTTGGGTTGTCGCGATCAAAGCCAGCACCAGCCAACTTCTTGTCGTAATCAGCAATTGCTTTTTTTTCTGCTGCTCGTGCTTGATCAATTGCAAGCTGCGATTTTGCTTGCTCTAGCGCAACTCCTTCTAAACCTTGAATTGCCTGCAGGTCAGCAAGCCTTTGCTTAGATGGACCAATGATTTTAAGCTCTGCATCGGCGCGAGCAACCGCAGCAGCACGTAACTTCTCGATTAAGGCATTCTCTTTAGAAAGCTGATCAGCGCGGTCAGGGTTTGCGTCGCGGTAGGACTGAGCTAGCTCCCTAACCTTTTGATTAACAAGTGAAATGCGCTCTGCGTCAAGAAAGGCTGGGCTTTGAACAAGCCTTCCGCGTTGAGTGCTGGCTACTGCATCCGTAAACAGAGCATTTGCTTGCTGGTCGGTTAAGTTGAATTGCTGTTGAACCAGCTTTAAGTTTTCAACCGCAGCAATAGCCTCATCAGACAGCTGGCCGAGAAGCCCGGCGCCGCCAGTACCAAATCCCAGCTTGTCCGCCCGCTGCTTACGCCCTAAGCCTTCAATGACTGCGGCCAAAGTCTTGACCGATTCGGTTACTGATGGCAAAAGATCAGTGCCAAAGCTGGTCTGCAGCGCGTCCCATGCGTTGCCAAGTTTGGCAAGGTTTTGCGCTGCCGTTGGCGCCCCTTCGCTGCTTGAAGTCAGCTCGTTAAGGCCCTTAGTAATCGCTGGGAAAAACTGCGTACTAGTGAGTCGTCCGCCTTCAACAAGCTTAATAAGCTCCTGCTGAGTCAGGCCTAGTCCCTTAGCTGCAGCAGCAAACGCAATTGGCAGTCGTTCGCCGAGCTGCCCCCGCAGCTCTTCCATGGACACCGTTCCCTTTGACGCGATCTGCTGCAATGCCAGCAAGCTGCCAGCCAACTCATCGTTGCTTAGGCCAAGCTGTTGCGCTGCCTTGGAGACAGATGCAAACAGATTTCGCTGCACATCAAGAGGAACGCCAGCGGCGGAGGCTGCAGCGGTAAAGCTGCCAAAGGTCCCCGCGAGCGTTTTAAAGCTAAGTCCCAGCTCATCAGCCAGGCTTTTGGTAAATGCCAGCGCCTTGCCGGCCCCTTGGTCGCCTAACGTATTGCTTAGTTTTTTGGTAATCGTTTCAAACTCAATAGCAGATTGTATTGATTGCTTAAAAAAGTTGAGTCCTGCGGCGCCAATTCCAAGCCCTGCTAAGCCGGTTGCGATATTGCCTAGGATTCCGCTTCCGCCTCCAATTCCATTGGCTTTATTGAGAACTTTTTGGGTTTTGTCAATTTCCTCTCTTAATTCGCGAAAACGACGAGTCCCAATTGTTACACCTTGAAGCTCTTGCTGAAGGCTGGCTAGCTTGATGTTGAGGCTTGTTAGGGACGCGCCAGTGCTGCCAGCAAATGCACGTCCTACGCTCTGCCCAAAGCTGTCTGCATATTGCTTTGCCTTGTTTAGGCCTGCCTGCAGCGGCTGCGTGTCCGCAGCAATTGTGAGTACGGCACTACCGAGACTCTCCGCCACGTCGCCACACCATCCGTTCCATAGCTTGCCGCAAACGGAAACCTATCAACACAGGGGATAGGAAATGGCCAGCGCTTTGATCGCACTAGCAAACGCGACCGCTTCCTTCACTGTTCCCACCACTGGCACCACCACTGATGCCACCACCGGCAACGTGACAGCTAACACCGAAGCCGTCACCGTCACTTTGTACCTGCGCCAAGGCTCGCCCACTAAGGAAGACCTGCCAGGCATTGACGTGGATGCCGATTTCTTTGAGGGCTATGCCATCAATCCACAGGCTCTTGATGCTCGCATCAAGCCCGGCACCCGTGGCACGCTCAACTTCTCAGGCCAAGGCAGCCAAACCTGTGAGGTGCTTGGCAGCCGCACGCCCTATGGCACCACTGGCCTGATCGGCTCCACCATTCAAACGGTGATTGGAGATCGGGTGCGAATCGTTCGCTACAGGCAGCGCTGATGGCCGTTCAGGTTCAAGCCACCTACAAGCTCACCGGCTGGAACGCACCCCAGCTCAAGTTGCGCGTGGCCAACATCATGACGGCCTACGGCAGGGCCATTGACCAGCAACTCAAAGAGGAAATCCAGCTGGTCCAGTTCCCATGGCCGGGCACCACCTACCGAAAAAACGGCACCATCGAAGGCAGCCCTCGCGACATCGTGGACACCGGGGCATTCCTGCGCAGCCAGCGCCGTGAGCGCATTGATGCCACCACCCTCAAGTTCACTTGGGGCAACAGTGGCGTCAACTATGCCGGCTACATCCTTGAGGGCATCCCCAGCAGAAACTACCCAGCCCGCGACTGGATCAAGCCAGCCCTGACCAACCTGCCCTTGGACGGGTTCTTTAAGGCTGAATGGTCACGTCTTGCCGGTCGGGCGCTGTAGCCAAAGAAAAAGCGGCAGGCCCACCACCTGCCGCCCCATCTTCCACGCCTTAGCTTGCTCAGCTGACGGTGGCCACAGTCAGCACGCAAGCAGTGTCGCCACTGCCCAGCACCGCTGGATCGCTGATGGTCAGCACATCGCCCACCTTGTAGCTCTGGCCGCCGGCCACGATGGTGGCGGTTTGGATGACGCCAGAACCGTTGACGGTGATCGTCACAGTGCCGTTCTTGCCGGAGCCATTGCCTTGAGCCGGGCTGGTCGAAACCAGCGCCACGCCTGTGCCAGCCGTCAGGCCCAAGCCGCCATCGGTGATGGTCAAGGTGGCCACCGGGTCGCCTTGGCGGTAGTTCTTGGGTGCGCCGTAGCCCAGCAGGTCAAAGCTGACGCTGGCCACCGAGCCGGCTTCCAGCGATTCAGACCAGTTAGAAACGAACGCCACACCGGCATCAACTTGGGGGTTGTCGTTGCTGGTGCCTACCAGCGGCAGCTCGCGGTACCACTGGATCGCCACGTTGTTGGCCGAGGTCTGGGCCGCACGCTTGAGCGTCAGGTAACCCTCGGAGGTCGGGTCAAGGTTGAGGGCGCAGCTGATGTTGTAGCTGTTACCGGTGACCAGCTGGCTAGAGAAGCCAAAGTCGGTCGAGTAGTCCAGCACCGTTTGGGTGTCAGAGCTGACCGAAATAGAAGTGTTGGTCAGAGAGAGCACCTCGGTCATGGTGCTGCTGGTGGTTGGAGCTGTGCTGGCCGTGGTGCCCAGCTTCACCCAGAAGCGGACATCGAGACTAGCGAAATAGGTGCCCGCCATTGATCCTGTGGAGGTTTGTTTTAGGTTGCCGCCATTGCCAACTCTTCTTGCCGCTCAAGCCAATCCATCGGCGTGGGATAGTGCGAGCAGTGCAGATCAAACCCTTTGACATCGTGAGCGATGCCTGCAGTGGCCACTAGAGCTTCTTTGAGCTGCTCGCGGTCACAACCCAGCTCGGCGCAGATGGCATCCGGCGCCATGCCTTGATCAACCAGCTTGCGGGCTGCATTGCCCAGCTCGCGCACCTTATGCGGTGCCTTGATGCCCCAGTTGCTGCTGCGCAGATAGTGCAAGCACTCACCGAGGGCAAAGCTCCACAGGATGGTGCTGAGTTTGCCCCGCTCTGGCTTCCAAGCGCGAAACGCCTTGATGGCCGCAAAGTCCACGCAGCTATTGATGTCCTCGGTGGCCATGCAATACCCGTATTTACGGGTCAGCTTGTTGGCAAAGAACTTGACCAGGCCAATGTTTTCAGCGTAGAGCTTGCCAAAGGCACGCTGCTCTTCGCGGGTCAATGGTGTAGCAAGGTGATCTTCCGTCCGCAGCTTTTCTTCTGGCAGCCCTAATGCTGTCAGTAGGGAGAGCTGATCGCGGGAACGTTTAGCCACCCAACCATCCTAACTCCGCAACACTGAGATTTGGCCAACGGATGTTTTGGGGCCCGATAGGCACAAGCAACCGAGAACACCAACCAAATGGGGCAATACCGTTAAGGCGTTCTGCACCACGGGGGCGCCGCCATCGCGGAAGTCCACGCTGAGCACGTCCACGCGGGCACTCTTGAGGTCGGCGTTGGGGATGCCAGGGATCAGCTCAACAAGGCCCGCATTGGCCGGCTTGAGCAGCGTCGAATCATTGAGCAGCGCATCGGCCAGATCAAACGTGGCGTATTTGATCTCGTCAGGGATGACGTTGTTGGCGTAGTCCTTCTCGCCGCAGGTGGCCTCCTCACGGGGCCAGAGCAGGGCTTGCGTGGTGGATGCTTTGCTCCCTACCCACTCAAGCTGATCTAGCGAGCGCGTGGCTGCAATGAGCGCCTTGCCCTTGTCATCAGTGGTTGCCGTGCCCCACTTGAGTGTGGTCAGCATGGTGGCTGCGATGGAATCAGCAGCAGCAACCGACAGGTAGCTGTTGGCATCCGATGCTCCAACAGTGGCAGTGACGGTGACAGGCATGGGACAACAGCGCTAGGACTAGTTTGCTCAGCGCTTAGCGCTCCACTGCTTGACGGCCTTGTCAAAGCTGATTTTGCCGCTCACGAGCTGATCACCGAGCCGCACCCCAAAGATGTCGCGGGCTGTCTCGGGGTTGTCCTTGACCCAGTTCTTGGCC